GAACTTATCAATACAGTCCCGACACATACGAACCAGAAGCTAAAGCGAAGCTTCAAGCCTTTATGTCACCCTTAGTACATGGCGCATTTTCTCCTGCTCATAATGAAGCAAGTGAAATACGCTGTGTGGAAGGAAGGATCAAGAAATACCAATCTCGTACCCCTCCCGTGCCCACACCTTTTGTACTACAGTGCATCGACGAGTTTGCTGAACTCGTCGTAGGCGATGCGGTCCTTGAACCGGTCTGTTTTGAAACCGTCGCAGAGAAACAGACGACCCCTGCCCAGAAGATTTCCTTAGGGAAAGCTACGGTGATGGGATCTTTTAAACAGGCAGTGCTGAAATGCTTTCTCAAAGCCGAAGCATATCCTGATGTGAAAGATCCACGTAATATCTCTACGTATAATGATCTGGACAAACTCGAAATGTCGATGTTTGCTCTAGCTTTATCATCATTCTGTAAGCAATTCAAGTGGTACGGCCCAGGAATGACTCCTCGTGAGGTATCTGAGCGAATCGTGGAAATGCTGCTACATGCAGACATGGCAAACATCTCCGATTACGAACGCATGGATGGTACGATCACTGAGCTGTTACGAATGGTTGAGCGGGCGATTCTGATGAAGGCCTTTAAGAATCACCGGGGTATTTTGAATGAACTCCTTAAGTCAAATGTCGGAAATACAGGATATTTACCAAAAGGAACAAGATTCGAACAAGGATTTACCCATGGGTCGGGGTGCCCAGGAACCAGTGTGTTCCAAACACTCCGCGCGGTCTTCACCGCTTATCTCGCTTTCCGTCATACCCGAACAAAGCGCGGATCCTTCTACACACCAACAGAAGCGTTCGCCGCGATCGGCATTCACCTTGGTGACGACGGTGTCGATGCTGACTTACCAGTCGAGTCCCACTTGTGGGCCGCGACAAAAGTCGGGCTCCGACTCGAAGCAAATGTGGTACAACGAGGGGAGAGAGGGGTCAATTTCTTGGCACGCTACTATTCAGCGGAGGTCTGGGAAGGCAATCCTAATAGTATGTGCGATGTCAAAAGACAATTGGCCAAGTTCCATACTACGGTGCGCCTGCCTTTTGGCATCACGGCTGAACAAAAGCTGGTCGAGAAGGCGATGTCCTTCTTGGCAACCGACTCTCATACCCCAGTTCTCGGCGTCTTCTGCCGCCGTGTGCTACTGCTGTCGGACTATCGACCCAAACGTCTTCTTGGAATCGGTAATTGGTGGTCCCGTTTCGACGAAACTTCCCAGTACCCCAATCGAAATGATGACGGATGGATGGATGTGGAGTTTCAAGCACTCTTTGAGGAGTTTGATCGAGGCCAGTTCGACCAGTGGTTGGCTACCGCCAACACGGTCGAGAAACTGCTTCAACCTCCACTATGTGCAG